GAATACTATCACCAAAGGTGGTATTCCAAACAAGACATTGAATATTGCTCTTGCTGGTACTGGTGTTGGTAAATCTCTGTTCATGTGTCATTGTGCAGGTGCAAACTTATCTATCGGTAAGAATGTTCTGTACATCACAATGGAGATGGCAGAAGAGAAAATTGCAGAACGTATTGATGCAAACCTATTGGACATTTCTATCGACCAACTATCTGACTTATCCAAAGATATGTACGATAGAAAAATCGAACGAGTTGCAAAGAAGACTCAAGGTAAGTTGATTGTCAAAGAGTTTCCTACTGCATCTGCCCATGCTGGTCACTTCCGTCACTTGTTGAATGAATTGAACCTGAAGAAGAACTTCCGTCCAGATATCATCTACATTGACTATTTGAACATTTGTGCTTCTTCTCGTATCAAAGCAGGTGCCAATGCAAACTCATACACTATGATTAAGAGTATTGCAGAAGAGTTGCGTGGTCTAGCAGTAGAGTTTGGTGTTCCTGTCGTTTCTGCTACACAAACTACTCGTAGTGGTTTCTCCAACTCTGATGTTGGTCTTGAAGATACCTCAGAGTCATTTGGTCTACCTGCAACGGCAGACTTTATGTTTGCTTTGATTAGTACGGAAGAACTTGAATCTCTTGGTCAGATTATGATTAAGCAGTTGAAGAACCGATACGGTGACCCAAGTCTACACAAACGATTTGTTGTTGGTGTAGACAGAAGCAAGATGCGACTGTATGACTGTGAACAAGAAGCGCAAGATGATTTGGTTGATACAGGTCCTTCATTCGATAAGTCTAGTTTTGGTCAAGCAGTTGCAGATGAAGCATTTAGTTTAAGTGGAAAGAAAAGGAACAAATTCAGTGGAAAATTCAACAATGTATGAAGTAGTGCAAATTCAAGCCGCCTTCGCTGTTCTCGAACAGCAAACGAATCAATATGTTGCACAGGGCTTGTCTCTACAAGAAGCAACAGCATTGACTGAAAAACTTAATGGTGGTAGTGGGTTTCAAGGAAACACACCAACGTTTTTGGTTGAAGGAGTAAATAATGCGAAGTAATTCTGTTGGTAAAAAAGCAAGTGCAATCTCACTTGAAGAAAAATATGATACTCCAGTTTCTGATTTAAAAAATAAATTTGAACTCACTGGTGAGATTGCGGAACGAGAAGAGCAGAAGCCAGATTTCCGTTTGACAAAATATATCAAAGTATTTGATGATGCATTGCCACCAGAATACTGCGATAAGATTATTAATAAGTTTTTAGAAAATGCAGACAATCATATTGTTCGTGGTGCAAATGGAGAGAAGTTTGTTTCCCTCAATATTGAAATGAGTGCGGCATTTGAAGAGATTTCTGTAACACAGAGAAAAATCATTGAAGCAACATTGCCTGTTTATGCAAAGGCAGTAATGCCACATCAATCAATCTTTCCTGAACGTAGTATGATTGAAGACCTTTATGTTTATCAGTTCCGTGATGATAATGATGTTCGTGAAACTAATATCGACATTACGAACTATGGACAAGCAAGACGTTATCTTACATTCATCTGGTTCTTGACTGATGATGAAGATTTTGAGGTTGGTTTCTTTGATGTTCAGAATACTGTCAGTGCAAAGAAAGGTCGTCTATTGATGTTCCCTTCAACTTGGACATATCCGTATTCGATTGCAAATAGTAAAAATAACCAAAATTATTTGGTGAAAACCCACCTGACTTTGGTATAATGCCATATAAATAATATTAATCATAATGTGTGGGTGAGTGTTAGTAGGTGTCAAAAGAATAATTGGGCGAGGTACAAAATAATCGCCTTTGGAGTGTAGGAGCATTTATTGTACAAATCAATCCTAGTAAAGGAAAAGCGGGTCGCGGCGCATGTAGTCGTTGGTAGGGGTTTCCACCCGCATTCGATAGACACCTGAGAGGGTGATGTTTCTCTTCCACAGAGGGCATCGCCCTCTTTTTTTGCCCAAAATTCATCAAAGTTAGTGTTCACTAACCAAAATAAATCCAACTATTTTAAGAACTTCAATAAAATCAACAACTTACGTTGGCTGGTTTTCCTTGACATGCTCCCTCAAATCTACTATACTATCCATGTAGTTGAGAGTTTCCCGTTGTCTGCAATAGAGAGAAAAACGCATGAATCAGGTGATAGTTACTGGCGGTAAGAAGTTTGAGCGAGATATCGTTGAACAGACTGTAGCATTTTGTATTCGTAAAATGATGCCCCGTCTCAGAACCCTAGACATTGAGATTAAAGTAAAGAATCTAAAAGACGCTATGGGTTACTGCATGATGGGTGACACAAATCGTGACTTTGAACTGGAGATTAAGAGTGGTATGGGAATGTACGACTTAATTAGTACAGTGTGTCATGAGATGGTGCATGTGAAGCAGTATGCACGAAAAGAAATCTGGCTTGATAGAGACTACAACCAGCGTTGGAAGCGGTCTCGTGTCTCAAGCAATACTGAGTACATGGACTTGCCGTGGGAAAAGGAAGCGTTCCGTCAAGAACGTGCGCTGGCTGTTGAGTGCTTTGAAACAATGTGCAATTAAACCAAAATAGTCCTTGACAAGACTATCGTTCTGCCCTATACTGTATATGTAACGTGATGAAAGAGAGAATATATTATGAATGAACAAATGACAAACGCCCTCGAAACTCTTCGCCAGATGGTCATTGCTGACTATCTAAATTTTCAAGGTCTTGAGAACCGCACAGAAGTCCAAGCCCGTATGGCTGATGAGTTTATCAACGGACTTGAAGTTCGTCCTGGTAACAAGTACATTAAGATTCTTACCAATCGCAGTGTTTGGGGTTTCATTGTCAATACTGACGATGATGCAAAGTTCAAGCGTGGTGACATTCTGAAAGCCGCTGGCTTCAATGCTCCTGCCCGCAACAAAGCCCGTGGTAATCTGTTTGATGATGTATATGAAGTTCGCTGGACAGGTCCGCTCTACCTTTAAGGGGGTGAAACAAAAATGATAAGTAACAAAAAATATCTTAGACTTCAGCGCATTACATTACCCCTAGTGGGTATTTTAATGTTTGTTGGAACTATCTTTATGTTGATATCTTAACCCAGAGGAACAGTGATTTAAATTGATACAACCCAAAATTCTGAAGTACCTAGAAAAACATGCAGTATCAACTTTGGGTACAGGTGGTCGCTTTAAACTTGCCGCAGGGGTTGTCCGTAGAGGCAAGTTGCTTGCTGTAGGTGTAAACTCATATAAGACACATCCAATCATGTTGAACAGTGGCTACCGTGATGGTCAACATTGTCTACATGCAGAAGCAGACGCAATTAAAAAGTGCATTCGTATGGGCTATGCTGATATCTTGTCGAATTGTGAATTGTATGTTGTTCGTGTGAAGCATCCTGATAAATTCTCTGATGAGTATGTTCACGGGCTTGCAAAGCCTTGTAGTGGGTGTAATAATATTATTAATGAGTATAATTTTAAAGCAGTTTATTATACGACTGATGAACATGGCAGGTTAGAAGTCTTATAAATATAAGTGAATATCTACTTGAATATCGCTTAATATTGGAGCATCCCACATGGCATCTAAAACCATCAGTCAATTCTTAAAAGAAGCAAAAGAATCATTCAACGTACCTGACAGTCTTGACGTTCTCAAAGCAGAATGTGCAAAGATTGGTTATGAAGATTTTAAAGCAATCAGCGGTTCTCGCTTTTCGATTCTCACCAACGAGAATCGTGTTGCCCTCCTAGAAAAACTAGCATCCCATCTAGCACAATTCGGTGCATTCTACGACCCTGACTTTGGTTCATCCTCAGTCGGTATGGTTCGTATTGGGAAATTCGCAATTGGTGCCGCTCCAAAGTCTAAGCAAGGTAAAGCAAGTGCAGGCGTAGAGAATGAGTACATCCTCATTCAGATGATTAATGATGCACTATCAAACGGTCCTTTGAATCTTGTCTTCAGTGCAGGTTCAAGCAAATTTACAGTCCCTCAAGCAGTCCGTGCTGAAGCAGTCGGTGGCGATACAAAAGACCGTAAGAAGTCTGATGTAAACGTATTTGATGCTGATGGTAATGTTTACCCGTTGTCGCTCAAAAAAGACAAAGCAGAAATGTGGGAGTCTGCTGATTCTTATTGGGGCGATACAATGAAGAAGATTGTAGAGCGTGAACAGAAGAAGGGTACAGTCAAAGTTGAACCACATCCTTCAGTTCGCTCAGTGTTTACAATCACACCAAACTTGGCAGTCAAAGCAGATGCCAAAGAAGTCAAGAATGTCGTATTTGGTACAGACATTCTCCCTAATGGTTGTGTGCTAGAAAAAACATACAACGGAAAATATACCATTGACGCTGATACTGAATCTGTTATAATTGACGTAACAAAGATTATTACAAGTCCCAGAGAGTTAAAGGGTGAATATGAAGTGTATTTCTTAATTCGCAATGACAGTTCACGCAAGGGTTCTAAAGTACCTGGACTGCGTGTTCTTGCTGTTAAGAAATCACGAATCAATCGTAATGTAGAGGTCGTAAGTCGATGAAAAGTTTCTCACAATTCCAACAATTAGATGAAGCGGCTGAAGGTAAGAACCTTCACTTGGAGCATCTTGAAGATGAACTATTTAACAACGGTATCGTTGGCGGTCGTGCGGCTGTCAACTTTTTGCGTTCATTGCGTGATATGCTTCAAGGTGATGCGGCGTCTTCAGTAAACATCACAGTCAAGTGGGATGGCGCACCTGCTGTCTTCTTTGGTACAGACCCAGAAGATGGTAAGTTCTTTGTTGCCAAAAAAGGCATCTTCAACAAAAACCCAAAGACATATAAGTCACATGCTGACATTGATGCAGACACTTCAGGTGACCTTGCAGTTAAACTAAAATCGGCATTTGACAATCTTCAGAAATTGAATCTAGGTAAGTCTGTGTATCAAGGTGACTTGATGTATACTAAAAAGGATTTGAAATCTGAGACAATCAATGGCGAGAAACTAATCACGTTTCAACCAAACACCATTGTGTATGCTGTCCCTGAGAACTCAGACTTGGCAAAACAGATTAAGAATGCCGAGATTGGTATCATTATTCACACCGAGTACAAAGGTGGTCCAACACTACAGGACATGAGTGCATCATTCAACATTGATGTATCTGGTCTTGGTCAATCAAAAGATGTATGGTATCAAGATGCGTCTTACAGAGATGTATCAGGTTCTGGTACACTAACGAAAAAAGAGACAACAGAATTGGATGTTGTGCTTTCAAAAATGGGCAAAGCATTCCGAGGAATCAACTCAAAAGAATTTGCAGAACTTCTTAAAATGCAAGAGCAACTATCTGGTAGTATTGCTGGTGCTAGTGTTAAGACATTTATTAACTCTAAAATCCGTGACCAGAAGAATGTTGACCCTAAATCTGCAAGTACTGAATATACTAAATATATTGAAAACTATTTTAATGAGAAGCAAATTGCCAAAGTGAAGACGGACAAAGCAAAGACACAAAAAGCGCAGTTGCGTGATGAATATGTCAGGTTATTGCAAAAATATCAAAAGACTTTGAGTGCAGTTTTTGACTTCTATTCATTGATTGTTGAAGCCAAACTTTTGGTTGTTCGAAAACTTGAAAGTGTTAAACAGTTGACTAAAACTTTCAATCGAACTGATAATGGTTTTGAAGTAACAGAACCAGAGGGTTTCGTAGCAGTCGATAAAATCGGTGGGAGCGCAGTTAAGTTAGTTGATAGGCTGACATTTTCCTATAACAACTTTACTGCCGCCAAAAATTGGTCTAAGTGAACATCAATAAAGGATAACGGATAATGAAAAAATTTAAACAACTAAAAGAAGCAGACGAAAAAAAGGTTGTGTTCACGTTTGGTAGATTCAATCCACCAACTACAGGACATGAGAAGTTGCTTAAAGCGGCTGACGATATTGCTCGGGCGCAGGGTGCTGACTTGATGGTATTTCCATCACAGTCCGAGGACCCAAAAAAGAATCCGTTGTCTTTTACTGATAAAGTAAAATTCATGCGTAAGATATTTCGTGCTTACGCTAAAGGCATTAGTGGTGATAAATCAGTCAAAACATCTTTTGACGCAATCACCAAACTCTATGACATGGGCTACACAAACATTACTATGGTTGTTGGTGGTGACAGAGTTGCAGAGTTTGATACATTACTAAACAAATATAATGGTGTAAAAGGTCGCCATGGATTCTATGAATTCGAAAATGGTGTACAGATTAAATCCGCAGGCAATCGTGCAGACCCAGATTCTGATGAAGCAAAACAGATGACTGCCGATTCAATGTCTGCATCTGTTCTACGCAAACTTGCGGCAGATGGTCACTTTGATGATTGGGTAGACGAAAAAGGAAAGAAACAAAAAGGTTTCGTTGCGGGTGTACCTGACACAATAGGTGTCACTGATAAGCGTGTACTCTTCAATAAAATTCGTACTGGATTGAAACTTGCCGCAATCAACGAAATGTTTGAATTACTATTTGACGAAATGCTATTGAGTGAATCGGGTGAACAAATCTCAGAAAAAGCGCCACCAGATGATAAGATTCTGAAGTGGACTGAAGACCCTAAAGTTAAAGCATCATTCAAAGACAAGTACGGCGACAAGTGGGCAGAAGTCATGTACGCTACTGCTTGGAAGATGTACAACAGCAAAACAAAAGAACAAAATGAAGCATGGAACATTGATGAAGAGTTAGATGAAGATTGGGCTCCAGCAAACATCAATGAACTATTTGCAGAAGAATTCAAAGACTACACTAAGAAGTCATTTGATATGTTGCGTGAACGTGTAAAACTTACTGAAGAAGGTGAGATTACACAAGCACATCTAAACGCTATTGAGAAGTATGCAGACAAGTTGTTTGCAAAAGTTGGTATTGACGTAAACTTTACACGACATTTCTTGGACCGTGTGAATGATGCCCGTAACAAAACTCAAATTACTAATGCTGAACTAGTTCGTCTGTTCAAGCAGACATACGCACAGTATGGTAAGAAGATTGCTCAACTAGGTCCAGACGCAGAAGCAGTACTTAACGATATTAAGACTGATGTAAACATGCCATTCGTACTGAAGTGGGATGATAAGAATCAAGAACTAGACATGGTTGCGAAGACAGTCATGCGTAAGAAGAACTTTGCAACTTCAAGCACAAAACTACAAGTGCAAGAGTTTGACCCACTAGAAGAAAAGACTGATGATGGTAAAGAGCATTCATGGAAGTCTGAAGGACATTACACTGCTGACGGACAAGAGTGGACAGGTCCTCAACACTACAATGATGAAATGCAAATGGTGATGACAGGTTCTGAACCATCTGCTGATAGTGTTCCCTTGTACCACTACAAAGAATTACCAAAAGAAATTCGTGCTAAGATTGATGCGGGTTTGAAGACTGAGAAGAAGAAGTTGAAAAATGTTCGTGAAGCATACATTGCAGAAGTAACATCAAACGACTTGCCACAAATCGGTGATGTTGATGGTGATGGCATTGACGATGACCCATATCAGGATGTTCAAGTACGTTTTGTACCATATGCAGTGAAGATTAAAGGCTTCCCAGAATTCTTCTTGTGGTCTACAAGCATTTCTAAAGTACGTTCTTCAATTCGTTTGACACTCAAGCGTATGGATGATATTGAATCCATTGAGCGTGTTACTGATGCAGAAGTGCGTTCTATTCACAGAAACCGTGCTTACAATCCATCTGAACTTAGAACAAAAGACGATAACCTAAAAATACGTCAGGATGCATACTATAGAGAATCTCTCGAATATGGTACTGATGAACTTGTTAAGTCTTACAAGAAAGCAACCCCAGGTGAACTTGAAGAAGCACCACAGTGGGTTAAGCAATTTATTTCTCAACTACCTGGTCAAAAAGATAAGTACCAAAAAGCGGCGCAAGCACTAATCAAACTACAACAAGATGAAGACCCCAAAGGTCGTCATGGTCTTGAATATTGGGCTAGTGAAATGATGCGTTGGACAAGTGGTTCACTTGATGCAAGAACATTAGCAAAGTTTGCGAGAAAGATTCTTGCTACCGAATCTGTATTTTACGCAGTAGAAAATAATCAACCCCTACACAGTATCTATCGCCCACATTCTGAGATGTACTATGAACTCTTTGATGTTGCAAGAGAACTAAATGTCGTCTCTGAGGGGTTGGATAAATACTTACTAGAGAGTACTGATATTGGTGAATTTGCTCGTTACGATGGTGAGTACGTCCCTCTTGATATTCCTCTTGTAGAAGAGTGGATTGATGAAGAGGTCGAACTCAACTCACCGAAGCGTGGTGGTTCTAAGAAGTTCTATGTGTACGTTAAGAATGATAAAGGTAATGTCGTAAAAGTTTCATTTGGTGATACTTCTGGTCTGAAAGCAAAGATTGATGACCCAGAAGCAAGAGCATCATTTGTAGCAAGACATGATTGTGATAACAAGAATGATAAAACAACTCCAGGTTACTGGTCATGCAGACTACCGATGTATGCGAAAGAACTTGGATTAAGTGGGGGTGGGGATTTCTTTTGGTAAATCCATACATAGAAGACAAAGATATTCGAATTTTCTCTTGCCAAACTGAACAAAGTGAGTTAGTATGGCATAGAGACAAGAAAGATAGAACTGTCGTGATACTTGAGGGTGAGGGTTGGATGTTCCAGCGAGATAATGAACTTCCAATGATTCTCTCAGAAGGCGATGAGATTGAGATTTCATCCTTTGAGTATCATAGAATCATCAAAGGTAAGACAGATTTAAAGATTAAAATTAAGGAGCAATAACAATGTTTAACGACAAACTAACAAAAGTACTTTCAGGTATCGCTAAAGATATTATGGAAGGAAAAACAAAAGCAGAAGCATTTGAAACATGTGCTGACTGCAAAACAGAAAGCAAGTGCATGGCTGAAGGCAAATGCATGGGTGAAGCATCCGAAGAAGTAGTCAAAGAAGGTACATGGCATCTGCCAGATACTCCAAAATTGATGGCTGACTTTAAGAAGTTGATGAGCAAGCCAATCAAGTTGGGTCGTAATGGCGATGATGCTATTGAGGCACTTGGTGCTGTTGTTGGGGATGATGAGTTGTTTGATGACTTGTATGTTGCAGGTAAAAAGAATGCAACGGGTGATGCTCGTGATGTTGTTAAGAAGCACATGAAGCGTTTGGGCATCAAAGAAGAAGTTGAACTTGATGAAGAGAAACTTGCTGGTTGGATTGCAATGTTCAATGGCAAGCAAGTAGAAATCTACAAAGATAAAGATGCTAAAGACTTGTATAGTGCGAAACTCTTTGCTATCAAGGCATTGAATGTTCCTAAGTCTAAGCAAGGTCTACTATCAGTTGAACCAGCATACGAAGAAGTTATTAAAGAAGCAGACTTGTCTGAAGCAGTTGATGCAAAGAAAGTTGTCGCACATTTAGTCAAGAAGGGTAGCAACCCTAAAGACGCAGAAGCAATGGTCAAGAAAGAATTTGACGGTGCAATCAAAGCATACCCAAATGCGCCTGTTGCTAAAATCGCAGATTACATTATGACTGTTGCAGAAGCAAAAGATGGCGGCTATACCGTCAAGCACAAAACATTCTCTTCTGCAATTCAACATGCAGTAGAAGTTGCTATGAAGCGTGGCTACGAAGTAGACGCAGACGATTATGACCGCAAGGTTGCAATGGGTCCTAAGAAGCCTAGCGAAGGTAAAACAAATTCATATTCACTCAAGTTGATGAAAGATGGGAAAGAGCAACGTAAAGCATTGCAAGTCCAAATCGCAAACTTGGACAACAAGTTCTATGAACTTAACATGTACATTCAATAAGGAAACCCATCATGGCAAACGATACCACAGCAAAACAACTAAATGCAGTTGCACAAGCATACAGAGACATGATGAATAAACAACCAGACGCTGTTGTTGTTGAAACTTCTACTCCTACTCCTGCAGCCGCACCTGTGTCTTCTGTCAAATCAACATTGAGTAAAATCAATCAAGTTGCACAAGCATACAGAGACATGCAAGTAAAACCTATTATTACAGAAGCAAAGTTTGCAATTCCTGAAGAGATTGCAAAAGAAGATGCATCTGACTTTACTGTTGCCGCTTCTGCCGCTAAAAAAGCAGGCAAGAAGAAATTCACATTCGGCGGAAAAGAATATCCAGTTACAATTAAAACGGATATCAAAACAGAGTCCGAAGAAGAAAAAACAGTCAAGAAGGGTAATGTAACAATTGACCCAGAAGAAAAAGATTCAGAATATTAAGGAATTACAAAGTGAAAACGCTCAAGGACATACTCAGTGAAGCGAAAGCGGCTGACTTAAATCTGCCGCAAATCTACTGCGACATGGATATGGTCCTTGTCGATTTTATCGGTGGTGCAAACAAAGCACTTGAAGATGCTGGTTTCGACCAAGCGTTCAATGCTAAAGGGCAACATAACGAAAAAGATAAAAAGTGGGACATTCTTAAAGGAGTAGACAAATTTTGGTTCAATCTCAAACCTATGTCGGATGGACTCGCCCTGTGGAGATTTATCGGAAAGTACAGCCCGTACATTCTATCTACACCAAGCAAGAGGATGCCTACAAGCAAGCCAGAGAAAAAGCAATGGGTTGCAAAAAATCTGATGACAAAACCAAAGGGGATTCTACTAGTTCCTCGGGAAGACAAACAAAAGTGGGCAGTAACGAATGGTATGCCTAACATTCTTATTGATGACTATATAAAGAACATCAATGAATGGGAAGCAAAAGGTGGCATAGGCATTCACCATACGTCTACAACTAAGACTATTTCTAAACTAAAAGAGTTGGGGTTTAAGTAATGGGACGATATCTAAATGACGAAAGAATGCATATTGCTCTAGGCAGTCATCCTAAAGTTTCGCATATTCATAAGTTTGGTGCAAGAATTGGAATTGACACTACATCCAAAACTATTTGGGATGGTGCTGATGGCATCTATCCTTGGAGCGTATTTGATACACCTAAAGTACTGACTGTTGTTGGTGCTAGTGATACAGGTAAATCTATTACCGTATCTGGACTTGATGCAAATTACGATAGGGTTGATGAAACTATTGCAGTAGGTGCTACTGGTTCTGTAGAATTCAAGCGTGTATATCGTGCAGTTGTCGAAACGACAACTAATGCTGGTTTAATCACTGTAACTGCTAGTGGTACAACTGTAATGGGGATTCAACCTGGAAATGCACAAACTCTAATGTGCGTTTATACAATACCTCGTAACTACACTGGACTCGTCCTAAAGGGTGCCGCTTCTGCCTCCGCAGACAAGGATATGATTATCGAATTCTTTGGTCGTACCCTAGATGATGAAGGAAACTATAAACCATTTAGGATTCAGCACATTGCTAATATATATCAAAACAACTATGTATATGAATTTGCAATTCCTCTAGCACTGCCAGAGAAGACTGATTTGGATGTTCGTGTGGTTGGTTATTCACCCGATGCGGGTGCGAAGGTAACTGCCGCATTTGATATTGTATTATACGAAATGGACACAGACTATTAAAAATGAAATTATACAATTTGAACGAGAAGAATGTTCTTCTATACGCTATGCAAAATTATGATAGTCCAGATGTAGAAGAAGATGGTATAAATGCTTTCGATGCAGATTGGAAGCACATAAAGTATATTCGTAGACTGTTGAATAAGTTTCAGACTACTGGAGAATTAAAAGAACGACTATTGCTTAATCACATTATCGTTCTTAATAATGTATTTGGTGCAGAGGCAAGTGTTCGTATTCTTTTTACGAAGATGCCTAGTTATCAATGGAAAGAACTAAAAACATTTCTGGTATATTTAGGTTATATGCCTGGAATAGTTAGAGGTATACACGGAATCGACATTATAGAGAGTAATGTCGGTATAAATACTGTTGTAGCAGAAAAATTAAGAGAGTTATAAATGGCTGGTTTATTTGACGCAATCATCACATATCAATTTGTTAAGTTGATATCACAATCATTCACTGAATGGGATGCATACAAGTTGGGTATCATCAATGAGGATGGTGTGGTTTTGCGTAAGCGAAACACGCTAAAAACTCAAGAAGAAAAGAATTCGTTCACATCATTCCATGTTGTGATTAAGAACATCAAAAAGATTATGGAAAAGTCTCCAGCAGGCAAATCCAAACTACTATCTTTCGCCGCCGCTCTTTACTTGATGAAAGAAGGCAAAGAGACTAATGCTACATTAGAACAACTTGAAGAGCAAATCAATGCAATTGCAGAGTTGAACTCTACTAAGCGTAAATTTTTAGAGTTTACTGCAAAAGAGCAAATGATTTCTGAAGACATGTCTGCATCAACTACAACTGGTGATGTTGCTATGGTTGATACCCCAATGGATTTTGCAGGCACTAAGGTATTCAAAGTTCCCACTTCATCTTTCATGAAAGCCCGTATGGGTAAGAAGAAATACGCTAAGTGGTTTGACTACGTTGGCGAAAGCGACAATGCAGAAGACATTCGTTCTTATGGATTGAAGCACCCAAAAGCACCAATCATCTTACAGGACAGTCAGACAGGTGCTATGATGTATCTGCGCTACGGTCGTTAATAAATAACATTGAATATCAATAAAGGATAGAGCGATATGTCTACAACACAGATTGAAAAAGAAAACCTTGAAGTACACGTTGATATGTGTGCAATGCGTTATTCAGCACTGGAAGGCAGATTAACCAAGGTTGAGACTAAACTAGATGACATATCAGACCTATTGCAAAAATCACAACACGCAACACTTAAACTAATATTTTCATCTACAGCAACAATTGTCGCCGCGGCAATCTCTGTTATCATTGCACTAGTAATGAAGGGTCTGTAGAATTTAGCAACTCTAAATACCGGACCCACGCAAATGGAAAACGCAGAGAAAAAAATACAAGAGACAATAAGCGAAAGTAATAAATGGATGATATTTGGTGCATTATCACCAGTATTTTTTTTACTGTTATTTGGCATACTGTTCTATTTTAATATTGTAGATATAACATACATTGTATATGTTGCAGTAGCATTTGCTATTGTCATTTGCTTTGTCTGGTGGTTTTGGGCATTAAAAGTTATTGTTGAAATGTCGGAACTCAACTTACAGGCAAATAAAGACTTGACAGAGATGCGAGAAGATGTTAAAATAATTGCACATGAAGTAAGAGAGAGTACAAGAGACTTGTTCGTATTGTTAGACGCTGTTGAGAAAAATAGAAAAAAATAGTCCTTGACAAATCTCCATAGAAGTGTTATAGTTATACAATGACTATGACACTTTTTTTATGGGCGGACGTATGACTGCATATATTGACCACAAGTACGTTGGGCTACTAAGTCCAAGACTTGCCAAGTTTGTTCGCAAGAGCAACAATTTGTACAACTTCAGATGTCCAATCTGTGGTGACAGTACATCTAGCAAATCCAAAGCACGAGGCTACATCTACGACCGAAAGAACGCACTGTACTTTCGTTGTCACAACTGTGGCGCATCCCAATCTATCGGCAACTTCATTAAGTCTATGGACCCATCACTGTACAGTCAGTATGCGATGGAGAAATACAAAGAAGGTGCGACAGGTCACGGGCGTGTGTCTAAGAAAACACCCGAAAATTTATTCGACTTCTCGGCACCAAAGTTTTCCAAAAAAGTAGAAGCAAATCCAGAAATCCCTGGACTTTGCCGTATAGATACTTTACCAGCCGAACACAAGGCAGTTGAGTATCTCAAACAGAGAAAAATTCCAAAGTCAAAATACAATAGACTTTACTACACTGAATGTTACAAGCAGTGGGTCACCTCGTTATCAGATGGGTACGAAAATCTACCTGAAGATGATGAGCGGATAGTTATTCCTTATTGGAATGACAAGGGCGAAATATTTGCGGCACAAGGAAGAACCCTTGACAAATCGAACAATCTGCGTTATATTACAGTTCGATTTGATGAAGCCACGCCGAAGGTATATGGGTTAGATTTATGGGATAAGTCTAAGCAAACAATAATTGTAGAAGGTCCTATTGATAGTCTATTTTTAGATAACTGTCTTGCGATGGGTGGTGCTGATGTTCCACTCGACATGTTTGACAGAGAAAAAACTGTTTTCGTTTACGATAATGAACCGAGAAATAAAGAGATTGTGAATACTATCAAGAAGACAATAGACGCTGGATTTAGTGTCTGTTTCTTTCCAGAAATAGTAAAAGAAAAAGATATCAATGACATGGTACTTGCGGGTGCATCTTCAGTCCAACTAATGAAGATAATCAGCAATAATTCGTATCAAGGACTTGCCGCAAAAGCAAAATTTGTAAGTTGGAAGAAAGTATAAGGGATATGGAAAAAATGA